GATTACTGTTACAGACGTACACAGACTGACTGCTGAGAATGACTACGCGTTCGAATTCTGTTCACATTGGTTCGCCAATGGAACGGCTATTCCGCTGAATGTCTACAAAGGCATCGTCTCCCTGTTCAGTAAGCCCTACAGAATCCAACTGTGGGAGGCTTTTGCTGATAATTTCCAGAGACGTGAGGACATCGTGAAGAGTGTCCGTGGCATAGCCGAGCACTGTGGTTGGTCAGTGCGAAATAATACATAATAAAACCTATTATGTCGTTACCAGGAGATCCTCGTATTCGAAACCCGAATTACAAAATTTCCGACGATACCAACCTTGGACCTAAGCTCACTTACACCATGGCTAAAGGTAAGAAGAAAGCGACCTTCATCGGTCCTCTTACACAAGCACAGACGTTAGCTTTGTCCCAACAGTCCAAACCCAAAACCCGTAAACGCTCCAAGCGTAAAGGTCGTAGCGGCAAAACCAATGCTGACTCCCACAACCTGGAACTCGTTTGCGGAGTGACAGATCCCTTCTGCAAACATGCACTAGGAGCTCGCTGGCCTGGAGATGCTTCTGGAGGTAAGTCTATGACTGCCCAACTCAGATATTCCTTCACCGTCACCAGCGATGCTGCTGGCTATGGCAATTTCGGAGTTGTTCCCCAATTTAAGTATGGGTACTTTAGAGACGCTACTGTTTCTTCAGGATCCTTTACAGTACCATCATACTATACTCATGGAGGAACACTCACGGCCCTAAATACCTGTTACAAGTTTAGAACTGTAACTGCAGGCTGTGTAATCAAAAGCATTGCCAACGCCACTGTCACCCAAGGACAGATGATCATAGAGTCCACTAATAGATTGGATGCTACTACAGTCCTATCTATGTCCGATCTTCCTCCTAACTCGAAGAAAGTTGCCCTCCAAACCGGAGGACAATGGTCTTGGGTTACATCAGAAGTAGGGCCCTTAGCCAGGGACTTTAAGGCCGTCAACACTGACGATGCTACCTTCATGGGAGCAGGTCAGACTATCCTTCTTGGACGTATCTCAGGTGCCACACCGAGCACCGCAATTCTTGACGTTGAAGTCGTTATCAATGTTGAGGCGCTTTTCGGAGACAATCCGATTTATGACCAGTTGATACCAACACCAACTCCGCCTAATGCAGGAGTAGTTATGGCTGCTGGGAAAGTTAATTTCCTAACAGACATCTACGATGCAGGCGTCGAGGAAGTGTCTAAGACCATCAAGGCGCTTGCCATTCAAGGCATCCGTCAAGTTCCCAAAATGTTAATGGGATAAGTGAGCTACACTGAAAGTTAAC